CTTGATGATAGTATTGTTAGTCTTACAGAACACTCACAGCTTCTAATAGATGAATATATCTACGACCCAGACCCATCTAAATCTAAGATGGCTCTTACCTTTGGTCTTGGCACAGCCAGGTTTATTACAGGCAATCTGAACCGTATAGATAAACAAAACATAAAACTAAAAACACCTACAGCCAATATAGCAATAAGAGGCACAGATTTTACTGCTACTGTTGATGAGCTAGGTCGTAGTCTAATTATTCTTTTACCAGATGCGTCAGGTTTATCTAGTGGTGAAATAGAGGTAGTTACTGCTATGGGTACTGTATTGCTGAATAAACCATACCAAGCCACCACTGTATCTGTTTTTGAATCAGCACCAACCAAGCCTGTTATTCTTGATTTAACGCTAGATGTAATTGATAACATGTTAATTGTTACGCCACCAAAGGAAGAAGTGGTTATAGAAGAAGAAGCAACAAGCACACAAACAGATAGCGTATTAGATTTTAACGATTTAGACATAGACTATCTTGCAGAAGATTATCTTAAAGAAGACAGCTTAGAATTTACAGAATTAGACATCAATTATCTTGATGTAAATTATCTTGAAGACTTGCTTAATGTATTAGATGCTTTGGCCATTGCAGAAGAAGAAGACCAACTTGCACAAGCCACCAGCACACAAATATCAGGAACTCTTTTGGGCAAAGACCCAGACACACAAATAACCACAATTATTACAGGTAATCTTGTTAGTCTTAGAAGAGAGGTAAATGAAAGCGTCCGTGTTGATTTAGATGGCTCAAACGCCTACACAGTTATACTAATACAAGACGGCATATCTAATGTAATAAAAGTAAACGGTGGTAGTGATTCAGTAATTACAATTACTCAAAGTGATTAAAGTGTAGAAAGGTGTTACTATAGGTTGTGAAGAAATTAATTATACCCATATTACTACTACTTGCATTACCAATAGTTTTTCAAAGCACACCAACAGAAATATTAAAACTTAAAACTTTTGATGCTTTAGTAAAGCAACAACCAGAGTCTGGTAATTTTGTAATATTAAATATTACAGAAGAAGATGTTGCAAAAGAAGGTGGTTGGCCGTTTCCAAGAAGAACACTAGCAAAGATACAGGTTGACCTTATTAACGAGGGAGCAGTTGGAGTTGGCTGGGTAGTATCTTTTCCACAACCAGACCGAATGGGCGGAGATGAGGTTTTTGCACAAACCCTGGCATACGCACCATCAGTGTTAGCAATGTTTGAAGATGGCAATGGCAATTATCCCAAGCCTACCGGCACCGTTGTAAAAGGTAATCCTGTGCAAGGTATTGTTTCAGAGGGTGTGGTTCAAAATGTTGAAACACTAAGCGCAAGCACATTACAAGGCTTGGCTATAGCGCCAACTGATATAGACCAACTTGTAAGGAGAATACCTTTGCTTGTTAGCACTCCTGACAACAACTGGATTCCTAGTTTTGGCACACAGATATATAAATCTTTGTTTGAGGTAAAAACATATATTATAAAAACTAATGATAATGGTATATCAGAAATATCTATAAGAGGAATAACACCAATCAAAACAGATAGCTTAGGTCGTAAATGGATTAGTTGGGTTGATACACCACAAACTACATTAGAAGAAATGAAAGTTGCTGGCAAATTTGTTTTTGTTGGCGTAACTGCTAATGGAGTCATGCCACAAGTTGCAACTCCTGTTGGTTTACTAGAGCCACACAAGATTCAAGCAGCATTATCTGAGTCAATTTTAATAGAAGACAGTCCGTATATACCAGATTGGGCATTAGCAGCCGAAATTGCAATTTTTGGAATAATTGTGTCGCTGGTGTGGCTTACAATCAATTATCTTGGCATGACCCTCGGCTTAGTATTAGCAAGCCTTATAATGCTTTGTACGGCGTTAGGTGGCTTCTGGCTAATAAAAAGCGGTTTTTTAATAGATATTACTTGGACTTTACTATCTGGTTTCATTACAGGAGCAATAGCTTTCTATTTACGCTTCAGAGAGCAGTTTAAATTGCGTTTACAGATTAAAAAACAATTTGAGCATTACCTTGACCCAAGACAGGTCAAACAATTACAAAACAATCCTGATTTATTAAAACTAGGTGGTGAAAAAAAATATGCAACTTTTTTATTTACCGATGTTCGTGGCTTCACTTCTTTATCAGAAAAACTAGAACCAGAAGAAGTTACAGAAATTATGAACAAAGCTCTTACAGCACAAGTTGAATGTGTGCAAAGAAACGGTGGCATGGTAGACAAATTTATAGGAGATGCATGCATGGCTATATTTAATGCTCCATTAGATTTAGAAAACCATGAAGAAAAAGCAGTTAAGACAGCTATAGAGATGCAAGAAGCAATAAAAGAATTAAACAAAGAATTACCACATGAAATAGCCATAGGCGTAGGAACACAATCTGGGTATGCAGTAATTGGAAACATGGGTAGCAGCACTAGATTTGATTATTCAGCTATTGGAGATGCAGTAAATACAGCAGCCAGACTAGAATCAGCAACAAAAGAAGCAGGCGTAGATATATTAATTGGAGAAAAGACTGCCCAAAGTGTTAATTATAAGTTAAAATCTTTAAAAGCAATTAAAGTCAAGGGCAAGACAAAGGCTCTTAAAATTTATACACTAAAATAGTATGGCTAGAGATTATCAAAAAGAATACGCAAATTATCATAGCAAGCCTAAACAGATGAAAGATAGAGCTATGAGAAACAAGGCAAGAGCTATTATGAAAATGTTAGGTAAAACATTTACTGGCGATACCAGAGATGTTGCACATAAAGACAATAACCCAAAAAACAACAAGCCATCTAATTTGCAAATGCAAAGCAAAAAAAAGAACCGCTCAAGAAGGTGAGATTTATGGCAACAACAAAAGAAGCTATACAAAAAATAGAAACACATGAAAAAGAATGTTCTATTAGATATAAAAACATAGAAAAAAGATTAGAAGACGGAGCTAAGCGTTTTGATAAACTAGAAAATATGATATGGGCGGTTTACCCGTTTATTTTAGTTTCATTGGTATTGTCTAGGTTTGTTTAATGGAAAAAGTAAAAAAGATACTTAAAGTATTTTTTGAGTGGTTGGTAAGTTTATTTAGAACTAGATATAAAATTACAGTGTCTTTTAATAAAGAATACGGTGACTCAGATGACAGAACTTACACATCAAAAAAAATATTAGTGCAAAAAGAAAAGCATTTAAAATTTCGTGATGAAGAAGATAGGTTGATTGAATTTAGAAGTGCAGCGGGTTTAAATTACATTATAGAGGACATGTAATGCAACAAATGTTAATAGGCATAATAATTGTTTTAGGACTAGGCAGTTATTGGCTATATCAAGAAAATATTACACTGAAGGCTAATAATGTAGCTTTAGAGGGCGCAATTGCTACACAAGAAGAAGCAATTACAAGCTTGCAAAATGACTTTGCTTTACAAACTACAGAATTGCAAAACATGACTGTAAAAAGCCAGGCAGCACAAAGAGAGCTAAACAGATATACCCAATTTATAAAAGACTATGAACTGTCTGCAAAAATACTTGCAGACCCAACAGAAATGGAAAGGAAGATAAATAATGGTACAAAACACATTATGGAAGAAATCGAGAAACTCAGCAATGTTGTTGATGACCTTGATGATGGCTTGCAGTTGCAGCCTAATTCCAACTAAACAGATAGAGGTTACAGCAAAGCCATTAGACAGGACAATAGTACAACCTATTATGCCTAGAGAGATAGATTTGAAAGAACCTATGTGGATTGTTGTTACTCCTGAAAACTGGGAAGAGCAACTTGCAAGAATTGAAGAACAAGAAGGCGAACTTGTATTTTTAGCCATGACAATACCCGATTACGAGGTTATGGCTTACAACATGCAAGAACTTAAAAGGTATATAAATGAACTTAAAGATGTTGTTGTGTATTATAGGAAAGTTACTACGACTAAAAATGGAGATAAATAAAATGAACATATCGCAAGATGGTATAGATTTAATTAAATATTTTGAAGGATGTCCTACAGATGATAATGGCAAGGTGGTCAGTTACAGATGTGCTGCAAATAAGGCTACTATAGGCTTTGGGAGCCTTAAACTCATTGATGGCAGTCCTGTGCAAGATGGTATGACTATGAGCAAACAAGATGCAGAAGATTTGTTAGCACACGAGTTACACGAGTACGAAGGTTATGTAAATGACATGGTGAGTGTAGAATTAAACCAAAATCAATTTGATGCGCTTGTGTCATGGGTATTTAATTTAGGTCCAAGTAATTTGGGTGCATCAACCATGTTAAAAGTGATAAACGATAGAAAATTTAGCGAAGTACCAGACCAAATAAAAAGATGGAATAAAGTATCAGGTGTGCCAAATCAAGGTTTGATGAAAAGACGAAACGCAGAAGCTTTGTTGTTTGAAGGCAAAGAATGGGGTAAAGTCTGATTGACATGCTTGTTTGTGGATGTTCACATATCTCCTCTCTCCCACAGAGTATGTCAGGAGAGTCAGTAATGTCCTTTAAAACTCATTGGCTCTCCACCTAATGCTTAATTTAGACAACATCAAGTCTTTTGATGCACTGTCAAGAGATGAGCAAGTAGAGGCTCTAACGCTTATTGATAAGTGGAAAAATCTTAATTCCAGAGATAAATGTCGGGATGATTTTTTAGAATTTGTAAAATTTCAATGGGATGGCTTCATAATGGGAAGACATCATAAAATTTTAGCAGAAAAGTTAAATCGCATAGCACAAGGCAAATGTAAAAGGCTAATGGTTATGTTGCCACCTAGACACTCAAAGTCAGAGTTTGCATCTACCTATTTTCCTGCATGGATGATGGGTTTAAATCCAAGTCTTAAAATTATACAAGCAACTCACACCGCAGAACTAGCTGTTAGGTTTGGTAGAAGAGTGCGTAATATTATTGACAGCCAAGAATATCAAACCATATTTCCAAACATAACCCTATCAGGAGATAACAAGTCTGCAGGTCGTTGGACAACCGATGATGGTGGTGAGGCCTTCTACTCTGGTGTAGGTGGTGCAATTACAGGTCGTGGAGCTGACTTGCTTATTATTGATGACCCACACTCCGAACAAGATGCTATGTCACCTACAGCAATGGACGGAGCATGGGAGTGGTACACATCTGGACCTAGACAAAGATTACAACCAGGTGGAACTATTGTGTTAGTTATGACACGATGGAGTACCAAGGATTTAGCTGGCAGATTATTAAAAAGGCAATCTGAAACGCACGCTGACCAATGGGAAGTCGTTGAGTTTCCTGCGATAATGCCTGACTCAGAAGAGCCGTTATGGAGCGAGTTTTGGAAGAAAGAAGAACTTTTATCTGTAAAAGCTTCGCTACCTATAAGCAAATGGAACGCACAATGGATGCAAAACCCAACAGCAGAAAGTGGCTCTATTGTAAAAAGAGAATGGTGGCAAACTTGGGAGAAAGAAGCTATACCAAGCTGTCAATGTATTATACAAAGCTACGATACGGCTTTTAGCGCAAAAGAAACTGCTGACTATTCAGCAATAACCACTTGGGGTATATTTGACCCAGAAGATGGCACAGAAAGCGCAATCATACTTTTAGACGCAAGTAGGCATAGAGTAGACTTTCCAGAACTAAAAAACATAGCTTTAGAAGAATATAAATATTGGGAGCCTGACATTGTAT